GGGTGTGATGCAAGAAAATATTAAAACAGTACAAAGTTTCATGCGTGACCAAGGGCATTGGGGCGGCGCACATGCAGTGTACAACGTTTACAACTGCACAAGACTGGTGGAATTTCGACAGTGGACTGAATCACAAGGCCTGTCGGTGTTGTGGCAAAATTTATTTCAACCCAACTATCTTGACCCCGCACAGCTAGGGCACAAATTAGCACAACTGGCTGCTGCGGAAATCAAAAAGTTTTTGTTGTTAGACATTGTGACTCCAGTTGAACGCACATTTTTTACCACAAGTCTGCAACAGTTTGAATCAGTCAACGCTGACAACCATGGTCTGTGGGCACAGTTTTGTCAGCACATTCATGACAACGAAACTCGCTGGCACCCTGACAAATTAGGTGTATTCTCACAATTATGGCCAGAGTTTGAAATATGAAAATAACACCAGTTGATCAAGAACCCAACTTGTACCTGGCTGAGGATGTTGTACCGCAGCCATTGGTGGACAAAATCTTGGCCACACCCTGGCTGACTCTGCCTTGGAGTCGACAACAAGGTCAAGAATCGTGGCTGAGACGCAGGGTCGATGACAACGCTCTGCCTTGGATATTAGAATGGGATTTGGCCTGTCATGCCATGTGGAGTAAGATTGCTCACTCAATTGGGCATGGATTAGAAGATTACATGGGCACCGCTTGGTGGCTAGATGAACCAGGCTTTGTTTGTCCCTTGCATACTGATGGCGAAATGCCTGGTGCCGTGCAACTGTGTTGGATTGGTGCCAGAATTGATCTTGGCACTACGTTTTATTGGTACAAAGATCAGGTCAGCAAAAGATATCAATTTCCAATGCGGCCCAACACTGGTTACGTCATGATCAATAGACCCAACCAAGACGGCTATCGCAATCTGCTATGGCATGGCATGTTGGAACCCGTGCCGCGCAACACGTTTAGACTGACCAGCTACAGTTGGATTAGAACTCTATAAGTATGACATACGTGATGCACAGAAAGAAGCAAAAATGATTGGCATGAAAAGCACGCTTGATACTGTACTGGTCAAAGCGCCACATCGACGTGAAGTCTTTAGCGAACAAGAGCTAGAAGAATTTGCTCAATGTGCTGATCCTGTCACAGGGCCCATGTACTTCATGGACCATTTTTTCTACATCCAGCACCCCACACGGGGCAAGATGCGATACCATCCCTATGAGTACCAACGCAGGCTTATCACAACCTATCATGATTATCGCTATTCAATCAGCCTCATGCCCAGGCAGACTGGTAAGTCAACTTCGGCTGCTGGATATCTGCTGTGGTATGCCATGTTTGTGCCTGACAGCACCATTTTAATTGCAGCACACAAATACACTGGCGCACAGGAAATTATGCAAAGGATAAGATTTGCTTATGAGTTGTGCCCCAATCATATCCGAGCAGGTGCCACAAGCTACAACAAAGGCAGTTTGGAATTTGACAACGGCTCAAGAATTGTGTCGGCTACAACCACAGAAAACACCGGCCGGGGTATGTCTATTTCCTTGCTGTATGCCGACGAGTTTGCGTTTGTGCGGCCTACCATTGCCAAAGAATTTTGGACTTCTATCTCGCCCACACTGGCCACTGGCGGTAAAGCAATCATAACCTCCACTCCCAACTCTGACGAGGACCAGTTTGCCTATATCTGGAAAGGTGCTAACAAGACCGAGGACGACTATGGCAATCCGCGTGAAAATGGACTGGGCGTAAACGGCTTCCGAGCTTTTAGAGCTTACTGGAACGAACATCCTGACCGCGATGAACAGTGGGCCAACGAACAACGAGCACAGCTGGGTGAAGAACGTTTTCGTCGTGAAATGGACTGTGAGTTTGTGATCAATGATGAAACGCTAATTTCACCTATCAAACTCATGGATCTGGAAGGTACTGAGCCCACGCACAAAACTGGGCAAGTGCGCTGGTATCGACCCATACGCAAAGAGTGTATCTATGTTGTGGCCTTGGACCCTAGCTTAGGCACTGGCGGTGACCCAGCAGCCATACAGGTGTTTGAAGCCGATACCACCGAGCAAGTGGCCGAGTGGCGTCACAACCGCACAGACATCCCCAATCAAATACGTATATTGGCCGACATTGTGCGAGAAATCAACACTGTGGTACAAGACAACAAACGTATTTACTACTCGGTAGAAAACAACACCATTGGCGAAGCTGCATTGATCAGCATTGCGGAATACGGCGAAGATCGCATCCAGGGGTATTTTTTGAGTGACAACAGCACCACTGGCAGCACTGGACGACGCTGGCGAAAAGGTTTTAACACTACACCAAAGGCCAAGATCACAGCCTGTAACAAGTTTAAAGTGTTGGTGGAAAGTGATAGAATGAAGCTGCACAGCAGACCCTTGATCAGTGAACTCAAAACTTTTGTGGCCAATGGCACCAGTTACGCTGCCAAACCGGGAGAAACTGATGATCTTGTGATGGCCTTGCTTTTGGTGGTGCGCATGATGTTGCTGCTGCAAAGCTACCACATTGAGCTTGATTCGCATCTTAAAGATCATGGCGACACTGTGATTGAGCCCATGCCGTTCATCAGTGTGATGCGCTAAATACACAACCATGGCTATAGAGAACTCTTTCGCGCAACAGTTACTGGACTTGTTGGCAACCCGCAATTTTCACCCTGAAATGCTGGATCGTGCAGGGCGCCCCACAGATTCAGCTAGCGACGCTAAGACCCTGACTTTTGACTATGTGAGTGGTGCTGGTAAAAATTACGGCACCATGGTGATCATACTGGACATTGACAATGACATGAAAGTCATGTACGGTGACAATCTTGGGCGCACCATGGAAGGTGACGACAAGCAAGAATTCTTTGATTTCATACAGCAGTTGAACCGCAAAGCAGTGACCAATCGTTGGACTCACACTGCTACCGACATCAGTCAGCTCAAACATGTGATGCAGGGTCTGGCTGCCATTCAAGAAGGCCTGTTTGAAGGCTACTATGGCACACGCAAAATTAGCTACAGTGGACAACCCACTGAGGCCAGACTGCAAATTGTGCACAATCGTGTGTTGGATGAAAACGACGCTAGACACCGATACATTGACCGCATGTACATTGAAACTGCCGACGGTGAACGATTCCGACTGGGTTTCAAGAGCCTAGCTGGTGGCAAGGCCATGTTGGAGCATGTGAAACAAGGTGGCAAGCCCTATGATGTGCGCGGCTGCCACATCACAGAAATGGTAACTGAAATTGCTGTGCTGTCCAGATTCAATCGAGCCAGTGCACAGCGCATTTTAGAAGGTGTAACGCAAGAATTAGTGTCAGGTGCACAACAATACTATCACTCGCTAAAAGAAAATCTCCGATCCTTGGGTCACGGTCGCGGGTATCAACGCTATTTTGAATCTTGGCATCCAGCTACCATAACCGAACAAGACGAAGTCATCAGCAACATCAAAACACTGTTTATTGAACAGACCATTGACAGCAGAATTGAAGCTGCACTGCCACTGCTGGCCAAAATTCAACAACAAGGTGAACGCATGAAAGAAGCAGAAATTTTTGAAAACTGGGCCAACACGTTGGTTGAAGGCACATGGGCCTTGCCCGAAACGCCTGAGCAATTGGACAAGCTAAAAACATTGATGACCAAAGAGTTGATTGTGGGCCCTGATGCAGTCAATGCCACCGAACAACTGTATGATATAGTTGGCGATGATATTTTGTTTGATCGACTCAGTGAACTGGCAGCACGCGATCCCAGAGCCAATGCCTGGAATGACACTGAAGTCATGGATCGGTTGCGCGAATTAGGCATTGAAACACCTGAACAAGCACCAGCAGGTGTGCAACAACCCATGGCACCAACGCCAGGGGAAACACCACCTGCACCAGCAGCCACCCCACCGGCCACACCTGTAGCCGGTGCTGAAGCACCTGTGCGTGAAGGCCGAGGCACTTGTAACATGACCATGGAGGGCGAATACTGCCCTGAACATGGTCTCTCTGAGTGCGCCATGGAATCACAAGAAATGGCAGAAGCTGCTAGATGGCGTGATCCTAAATACAAAGACAGATTGTATACACAAGAACCTGGGGACAGTGATGATTATGATAATATTGGATATGGATATGATTTTCCAGAACGACCAAAAAACGATCCAGGTCAGAAACGTAGAATAGGTGGAGTAGGCAGCGAATTTGATCGCAATGATCCACTGGTCAAAGGCCAAGGTATTGGACGTAGCGGCATCAAGCACAGTCTCAATCTTGTCGGCAAAAGAAAAGGCTTGCCATCAAGAGATCAAATTACCAGTCTCAAAGGCAGTATCAAAGACGCACATGGCAAACATGTCCAACCCAATTTGCCAGAGCAAGATATGGCAGAAGATTCAACTGATCCCATGGACCATCGCGGTGCTGTGACAGACAGCTTCTACGAAAGTGAAATTGCTCGAATGAAAAAATTGGCTTTGGGCAGATAACTCATAAATACACTTGACACAAGTGTTTGCAGCGCATATACTACACTGGTGTATGCGCTTTTCATTTGCTGTCACAGGCAACTCAATCTACATTGTTAGATAGGCAACACAACATAGGCAACTTTTAAAGGAGAAAATACTATGGCATCTTTAGCAGAAATTCGAGCACGTTTACAGGCAGCTGAAAACAAACAAGGTGGGCAATCCACCGGTGGAGACAACTCCATTTACCCACACTGGAACATGGAAGAAGGCCAAAGCGCTTCAATTCGCTTCCTACCAGATGGTAACTCAAAGAACACATTTTTCTGGGTCGAACGTGCAATGATTCGCCTGCCCTTTGCTGGCATCAAAGGCGAAATGGAATCCAAACAGGTCATGGTTCAAGTGCCATGCGTGGAGATGTGGGGCGACGCTTGCCCTATTTTGGCCGAAGTTCGTACCTGGTTCAAAGACAAGAGTCTTGAGGACATGGGTCGCAAATACTGGAAGAAACGCAGCTATGTGTTCCAGGGTTTTGTGCGTGAGAATCCCTTGGCTGATGACAAGACTCCAGACAATCCCATCCGCAGATTCATCATTGGTCCTCAGATCTTTACCACCATCAAGGGTGCACTGATGGATCCTGAGTTGGAAGAATTGCCAACCGACTACATGCGTGGCTTGGACTTCCGCATTAGCAAAGGATCCAAAGGTGGCTTTGCTGACTACAACGGCAGCAAATGGGCTAGGAAAGAGAGTGCACTCACAGAAGCCGAACAAGCGGCCATTGAGAAGCACGGTCTGTTTGACCTTTCAACATTCTTGCCCAAGAAGCCCACTGACGTCGAGCTTCGTGTGATCAAAGAAATGTTTGAAGCTTCAGTAGATGGTCAGCCCTATGACACCGAGCGTTGGGGTCAGTACTTCCGTCCGGCTGGCGTACAAGCACCGGGCAAAGGCGACAGCGAAGATGCTGCACCGGCACCTGTGGTCAAGGCAGCACCTGTGGTCAAGCCTGCGCTTGCTGCTCAGGACGATGATGCCCCGTTCGACACTGATGAGGCTCCTGCAGCCGCAGCACCAGTGCAGGCCAGCAAGCCCAGCGGTCAAAATGCACAAGACATTTTGGCCATGATCCGTGCTCGTCAAAACAAGCAGTGATTAGAAATCAACACACGGGGGCGACCCCGTGTGTTCCTATCTCGAAAGGTAAAACATGGGGAAACCATTTGACGTTTCAAAATTTCGCAAAGAAATTACCAAAAGCATTGACGGCCTTAGCATAGGCTTCAACGATCCCACTGACTGGGTCTCCACAGGCAACTATGCCTTGAACTATTTGATCTCAGGCGACTTTAATCGCGGTATTCCTTTAGGCAAGGTCACTGTGTTTGCCGGCGAATCTGGTGCTGGCAAAAGTTACATCTGTTCTGGCAACATCATCAAGAACGCACAAGAGCAAGGCATCTTTGTGGTGCTAATTGACAGTGAAAATGCACTAGACGAAGACTGGCTCAAGGCCTTGGGCGTGGACACCAGTGAAAGCAAACTGCTCAAATTGAGCATGGCCATGATTGATGATGTGGCCAAGACCATATCAACATTCATGAGTGACTACAAAGCCTTGGCCGAAGGCGAGCGTCCCAAGGTCATGTTTGTGATTGACTCACTGGGCATGTTGTTGACGCCCACTGATGTGAATCAGTTTGATTCAGGCGAAATGAAGGGTGATCTGGGCCGTAAGCCCAAAGCTCTCACTGCCTTGGTGCGTAACTGTGTGAACATGTTTGGTTCATACAACGTGGGCCTGGTCTGTACCAATCACACCTACGCATCACAGGATATGTTTGACCCTGATGATAAAATCTCCGGCGGTCAAGGTTTCATTTACGCCAGTTCTATTGTTGTGGCCATGAAGAAACTCAAGCTCAAAGAGGATGAAGACGGCAACAAAATTTCAGAAGTCATGGGCATTCGATCAGCCTGTAAGGTCATGAAAACTCGCTATGCCAAACCCTTTGAAGGTGTGCAGGTCAAGATTCCCTATGAAACTGGCATGAACCCTTATTCTGGACTCACTGACTTGGCTGAGAAAAAAGGCCTACTCAAGAAAGATGGCAATCGACTGATGTTTGTAACTTCAGACGGAGAAATTATCAAGTTCTTCCGCAAAGGTTGGGAATCAAATGAAGATGGTTGTTTGGACCGACTCATGGCCGACTTTAAAAATCAAAAAGAAACGGTAAGTACCGCTGAGGAGGACACAGAATGACAGAACAAGTGGTAAGTGACATTTGGGGAGAGCTAAAACGATACATCAACACTGTTGATCGTACCGAAGCAGCTGAGACAGTAGTACAGATATTGATGGACAATGATTGTGACGCCGAACAGATCAAAGAAGCATTCAAAGGCGATCGCGATATCAAAACAGCCTTGACCAGTTACCTGGACAACGACAAGGACTACGCCGAAGACGAAGATTCTGAAGAAGAAGATTACAACGAAGACGAATGGGATGAGTGATGTGGTATAGTCGCATAGTTGCTGGTCTGGATGCCATACCAGACTTCATAGCTCACTATGAACGCGAACTAGAAGAAGCCAAGCGCGAATGTAGAATTGGTGGCTTGGTCGAACGCAACATCAAGGAATTGCCAGGGCACACCGAGCACAGGTTCAATCAACTACAAGAGATTGAAGCTGTGCTTCAGTTTCTCAACATTCAGTTGCGCAAAATTCGCAGAAAGCATTTTCAAAAATATCTTGAAGCCTATGCTCGCGCACTAACTAGTAGGGACGCTGAAAAGTACGTGGATGGCGAAGACGAAGTCATTGACTTTGAGACTATCATTAACGAAGTGGCCTTGCTGCGTAACCGTTGGCTGGGCGTGATGAAAGGCCTTGAAACCAAACAGTGGCAAATGGGTCATATTGTACGGCTGCGCACAGCCGGTATGGAAGATATTACAGTTTAATTTTATGAGTTATTTGTTTACAAGTGAAAGTGTAAGTGAAGGTCACCCAGACAAAGTGGCTGATGCCATCAGTGATGCAGTGTTGGATCTTGTGATGAGCAAGCATGACAACCGCCTAAGGTGTGCGTGTGAAACTCTTGTGACCACAGACACAGTGGTAGTGGCAGGTGAATACAAAGGTATCTTGCACAACGAAGAAGTTGAAGCAGCAGTCAAACGAGTCATACGCAACGTTGGCTATGAACAACCTGGCTTTGATTGGCGCACAGTCAACGTCACCAATCTCATGCACGGCCAAAGTGCAGATATTGCTCTGGGCACAGACACATTTGGTGCAGGAGATCAGGGCTTGATGTTTGGATATGCCAACAACGAAACCGATGCCTACATGCCCAGTGCCATATATTGGAGCCATCGCATTGTGGAAGAGCTGGCTAGAATCAGAAAATCTGGCCTCACCACATGGATTGGTCCTGACGCCAAGAGTCAGGTTACATTTGAATACAACGATCGCAGTGAACCTGTGCGTATCAGCAAAGTGGTATGCAGCACTCAGCACAGCGACGATGTCAGCATTGAAAGTGTGCGTCATGCCATTGAAGAAATAATTAGAACGATTCTTCCTGAAAACTATGTGGACAATCGCACAGAATTTTATATCAACCCCACTGGTCGTTTTGTTATTGGCGGTCCAGATGGAGACACCGGGCTGACCGGACGCAAAATCATCGTGGACACCTACGGTGGCTACGCACCACATGGTGGCGGAGCATTTTCAGGCAAAGATCCCACCAAGGTTGATAGGTCTGCTGCTTACATGATGCGTTACTTGGCCAAGAACATTGTGGCTGCGCAAAAGGCATCCTGGGCCACAGTGCAGGTCAGCTATGCCATTGGTGTGGCACAGCCCATGAGCTTCTACGTGGACAGTGATGGCAACAGTCATGAGCTGACCAAATGGATTCAAGACAATGTGGACCTTACACCACGTGGTATCATAGAACAATTTGATCTATTTAGGCCCATTTACAGCGACACCACAAACTATGGACATTTTGGCAAAGCCAAACTGCCCTGGGAAAAAGTTGACCT